ACGAGGTCGTTCCCGAACGAGTTCCCGAGCGCCCGGCCGGCCTGCATGGCCAGGTAGCCGAGCAGGTCGACAGCAGTGTCATCGATCAGCTCGCGGGCGACCTGGAGCATGATGCCGTACTTGTAGGCCGACAGGGGCTGCATGCTGAAAGCAGGGTCGGAGGTCGGCAGCGACGCGTTCTGCGCCGCGGAGGCCGCAGTCGAGTGCGCGGTCGTCTTCGGCACCTGCAGCGTCTCGCCGCCGCCCGTGTTCAGGACGGTGGGACCGCACTGCATGACCCCCGACACTTCGATCAGGTGCGCGATCAGCATGTCATAGAAGTCCGTGGGGATGACCGAGCTGGCGTTCGTTCCGGCCGGGGAACCCTGGCCTGCCGTGGTCAGGACCCGGTAGTTGATCGGGCCGAGCTGCGGGTCGCGCCGGATCTCCAGGTTGCGGGGAGCGCCCTCCTCGCCCCTGGCCCACTTGCGGACCTCCTCCAGCATCTTGTGCCCGCCGGCGGTGCGCTGGGCCTGGCCCTGGGCAGGCTTCTTGCCGGAGAGGGCGTCGAACGCCTCGTCCGCGTCCTTGGCCCGCTTCTCCGTATCGAGAACGGCGCGGATGCGGGTGTCCAGCTTCTGCATCTCCTCCTGCATCGCGTCCCAGCGGCCCTGCTCCTCGTCGGTCAGGGCGCGGTTCTCGGACGCGGCGTCCTCCGCGATCTTCTTCGCGTCGTTCCAGACATTGAGGCGCCTATCCCGAAGACGCTTTGCCACTTCAGATGCCATTGTGAATTCTCCTTTCGATTGGCATCTGCACTGGCTCCGTCCTCACCGGAAAGCAGCTACGGCCTCAGCAGATATATTCGGTTTTCCTTACGAACCCGGTAGGTCCCCGTCTATGTACGGGATGAAATCCGGCTTGCTCATGGTCACGGCAGGTCCCTGGACCTGGGCGTCCGTGATGTCGTGCTCCCGCGCCCAGTCCTCCCAGGCCGCGGTCAGGGCCGCCGTCAGCGAGCGCTCGGCCTCCGGCTCCAGGTCGTCCAGCCGGGTCCACCGGGCCGTGAACCTGACGCGCATCCCGCGCAGCCGCTGAAGCGTGGCGTACGCCTCATCGACCCGGGTCTTCTCGGACGGCTGCATGGCTAGTCGAAGTCCTCGTTCGCCCAGGGGTCCTCCATGTTGCCCTGCAGCGCGATCAGGGCCTGCGCGCCGGTCATGGCGGGCTTGGGGGCGGGCTTGGCGCGCTGCTGCTTGGCCGGAGCGCCGCCGTCGTTGCTGACGCGCTTGAAGAACTCCATGGCCCTGCCCTCGGTGACCCGGGCGCGGACTTCCTCCACGTCGCCCTGCACCCACTGGGCCAGCGACTCGATCGCCCCGTTCATCGCGCGGGCGCCGGAGGTCGCATCCGGGTACGCGGGGTCCAGCACGGGCGCCACGTCCACCAGCTGCACCGACAGCAGCGTGCGCATCGGATAGTTGAATTCCGACACTCCCCACTCATCGCCCCCGGGAAACACGCGGAAGGCGAAGCTGCTGTGCCGGACGTCGCCGCGCTGCACGTACTCCAGCACGTCGGCCCGCGCGTTCGGCGGCTCCACCTCGTACGCCAGGCCGGTGCCGTCCAGGCCGAGCCGGAGCGTGCGGGCGTGAATGGTACCGAGAAGCTGGTCGTCCCTGTGGTTGTACCGGCACACCACGTCCGCCCAGCCGGCCATCTTGGACTCGTTGAAGGCCACCGGGTCGACCTGCTCAACGAATCCCCCCAGCTTCCTGCTCAGCTTGCCGAAGCACGCCGCGTAGCCGTAGATGGTCCGCGGGCCGTCCTGGCTCGCCTGCCGGACCTCGGGCGGGAACCGGGTGAACCGGCGCTCCGGCCAGCCGTCCGGCTCGAACGCGCCGAACGCGGACCGCTGGTCGCCGCTGACCTGGATGCCGTACTTGCGGGCGGCAGCCAGGATCTTGCTCATGGCCTGCTTGCCGAACGGGCTCTGCGGCGCGCGGGCCAGGGCGTTCCGCGTGTGCGCCTCGTCGTGCACCGGGAAGTGGCGCTTGGACCGCGGGACGGTCTTCCCGCCCTGGTCCTTCTGGCCGCCGGGCTCGATGTAAGCGAAAGCAGAATCGGGCAAGTCATTGATGGCGGCACTCGTCATCTGAGCCATAATCGATAAACCCTTCTGAACTGGGCCATCAGTGACCCCCATATCCATTGACTGAACTGCCGTTCACGCGAGCGGTTCCTGCGCCCGCACCGGCCATCTCGTGCTCCAGGGGCGGGTTCCTGCGGATCAGGTCGCACAGCTCGGCGTACTGCTCGCGGGTCAGGTCCTCGTCGTTCACGTCGTGCGCCCTGCTGCGGCCGAACAGCGCCCCGGCCAGGATCTGGACGCGGGCGATCCGGTCCGGCGGCGGCGCCCCGCGCCCGGTCCAGGTGTCGAGCACGACGTCCATCACCGACTTGCGGGCGTTGACCAGCTCCTGCCGGGTCGGAATCCAGGCGCCGACGTACTCGGGCCTGGCCTGCGGCCTGCTGCCGCCGTTGCGGGAGGCCAGCCAGTCCAGGATGATGTCCGCGTCGGCGCGCTCGTCCGGATCGAGGCTGCGCTGGCTGGAGATGAGCTGGCCCAGCATCTGGCTGGTCGGCGGCACCACCGGCTGGCCGAGGACGTCGGGCTGGGCCAGGCCCTCCTGCTGCAGGCTCTCCAGCTTCTTGGCGGCCAGGTCCATCTCCAGCGTGATGGAGGACAGCATCGAGTTGGGGATGCCGCGGATCGACCGGGACATGGCGACCATGACCTCCAGCGGGATGAACTCGCTGCCGGCCTTGCCGGGCAGGGGCTCCAGGTCCTCCAGGTCGCGCAGCTCGTCGGTGGTGCGCAGGCCCATGTCCCGCTGGGTCTTGTAGATCTCGGTCCGGGTCTTGGTGTCCGTCTTCAGCAGCGCGTCGCTGTCGAACCGGCAGTACCGGTTCGCGGGCATGATGTCGAAGAAGGCCGTCTCCAGCCGGACCAGCCACGGGCGCAGCGCCTCGATCACCTGCAGGGTGCCCTGCTCCACCGTCGAGTAGGTCATGGAGTCGCCGCGGGTGCCGCCGATGCGGTCCGGGGGCAGGTGCAGGATGGCAGCAACCTGGCTGGCGTTAAGCCTGATGGCCTCAATGAACTGTGCTTCGTTCGGGGGTACTGTGACTGGCTTATAGTCCCAGTCGCGGCCATAGACAAGTGGCTGCCTGCGCTGAATTGTCGAACTCAGCATCGCGCGGATTTCCTCGGCCTGATCCGCGTCGATCTCGATCTCGGAATTCTGGAATGTCCCGGGCGGGAATCCCCCGGCCTGGTACCAGGACGTGCCGTACCGCTGGGCCTCCAGGCCCGCCAGGATGGTGGTCGCGAACGCGCGCAGCGGGGAGATGCCCTCGGTCCGGCCGGCCAGGGCGAACGCCTTGATGTGGAACAGCTCGCTGCGGTCCATCAGGCGGCCGTAGACGTAGATGCGGCTGCGCAGCGGGTTCCACGGCTGCATCTCGTCGTCCATGACGGAGACGTCCTGCGGCGGAATCCACTCGATGCCCTGCGGGAAGCCGTAGCCGTCCCGGGACGTGATGTAGCCCCAGGCGTTGCCCTGCAGCAGCAGGCTGGTCATGCAGGTGAACAGCCAGTCGAACAGCGTGCCGTCGACCGAGGGGTGGTCGAAGATGGACGGCCCCTCCCACCGGGCCGGGTGGCCGTTGCGGGTACCGCGGGTGTAGATCTTGAGCGGCAGCGAGGCGATCGAGTTGGCCAGCAGGCTGACGCCGGAATACAGGGCAGGCAGGGCCAGCGCCTCGTCCTGGCCGTAGTACGACCGGGACGGGTGGAGCGGGCCGCCGACGTTGAAGCGGACGAAAGGATTGCCCTAAATCCCAGGGCCTCCAGGGCACCCCGCCCAGCACTCTCGATTCCGTGTTCGATTTACGGCTTTCCTGGATGCGCTCGATTAGTCCCCGCATACCCGCATCACCCCCTCTCGTCACAAGAGAAGGGGTGCGCAACACAACCGCACGTGCGGTAAGTGTCCTGGATGCGCTCGGCTAGCCCTCGCACGGGGCCGGAACTCCCTCGGCGGAACGAAGGCCCCGCTCCGGTCCGGCCAGGGGCGAAAAATGGCAGTGGTCAGGATCAGGTTACGCCACGTCAGCGGGTTTTAGCACGCCTGTCCCCTTAGCAAAGCTAATTAGCGGCGCTAACGAACACCGGGACGGCCGTGACCGCGGCTAGCTGACAGCCGGGAGGTACCGGTGCCGGAAATCCTCCAGCGCCATCCCGGTCAGCGCCGGGGTATTCGAGAAGTAATCCAGGGTGACCTGCGGGACGAAGGCCCAGCGCGCCCCGGCCGCCAGCCAGCGGTCCACCAGGTGCCAGTCGGCAGGCCGGCCGGACGGCTCCCATGTCGCGGTCTCCAGCAGCGCGCGGCGGTGCACGATAAGCGACGTGTCGACCTGGCCGAACACCGGGGGCGCGCAGCCGATCTCCCACCGGCAGCCGTTCACGTTGCTGCACTGCGCCCGGCTGCAGGCGAACGCGGCGTCCTCGCGCTCGATCGCGGCGGCCAGCAGCCGCAGGTGCCCCGGGCGCCAGGCGTTGTCGTCATCCAGGTACGCGATCAGCTCCCCGGCCGCCAGCCTGATGCCGTGCAGCCTGGCCCAGATCCCGCGGTTCGGCGCGGGCCGGTGCTCGGGAAGGCACGTGATCCCGGGCACGCCGTCCAGGCCGGGGTCGGGGCCGTCTGACACGATGATGTGCTCCACCTGGCCGTCGTAATCCTGGGCCAGCACGGACGGGATGCAGCGGGCCGTCAGCTGGCGGTGCCGCTGCCAGGTCGGCGTGATGACGCTGATCTTCGGCTTGCGGGCCAGCAGCGCGGCCGTGGCCGCCCGGACGGCCTTAGCCAGGGTCCTGATCACGTGCCGGGTCACGTGGCCGTGCACCGCGATGAGCCCGCGGACGATGTGCGGGCGGACGACGGCCGCGATGGCCAGCGCGTGCACGGCATGCGGGTGCATGACCCCTCCAGGCCCGGGACGGCGTTCCGGCCTGCCTCCTGCGCCGGGACGGCCTACGGTGCCGGGACCGGTGTCACGGTCAGCCCGTTCGTGGTGTCGGCCAGGCTGACGTCAGTGAACGTCACGGTCATCGGCGGGCTGCACGCGGGCTGGAAGCTGGCGGTGCCGGACAGCTCGTACGTCGCCTGGCCGTTCTGGACCGGCTCGTCGGCTGCGGCGGTCACGCTGGCCTTGTTGACGGCCTTCGGATGATTGCCGCCGCCGTTGACGCACAGCGCGGTCGCGGTCAGGACGACGTGGACCTGCGCCTCGTCGCCGAGGCCGGCTTCCTTGGCGGACACGGTGATCGTGCTGCCGGAGACGGTGAAAACGGGCGTGCCGACGAAATGCGGGCTGCCGGCGAAGGCGGGCGAGCTGAACGCGAGGATGAAGGTGGCTGCGGTGGCAATCAGCGCGGCGAACCGGGCGCGGAACGGCATGACAGGTCCTTTCATGACAGGACCCGGCTCCATCTCCCCTGGTGGCCGCGGGAGGATACCCCGGCTCCTACGTTACAGCTTGGACGGCCTGGGCGGGGCGCCCGCAGGCTGCCCAGATGGCGGGGTGAGCCGGGCGAGGACCTGTTCCTCGGTCAGGCCGGTGCCGCGCCAGTAGCCGACGCGGGCGGAAATGGCGCAGTACACGATCCCGGTCCAGGCCCGGCCGAGCAGCCAGCCGGGCGCGAAGAACAGCGCGGCGATAACGGTGGCCAGGACGCTGCCGAACCGGACCTGCCGGGCCTGCTCGCGGATAACATCAACCGGTACTGTCTCAGTCAGCGCACTCATCGAATCTCCCTATGTCTCAGGGGGCGCTCAGCCGCCCAGCGCCCTCAGCACGGCCTCGCCCTCACGCAGCTGCTCATACTCCTCCGGGTGGTTCCGGGCCAGGGCCAGCAGCGCCCGCATCTCCGGCGGCCAGCGGCGCCCGTCCTTCCCGGCCTGCGGCCACGACTGCAGGGCATCCCACATCATCGCCTCCAGCGGGGCTCCATGCGCGCCGTAGCGCAGTGCGGCACCGTAAGGCAACTCGCACGTGATCCGGAGCGACGTCCCGCCGAATGCCCGCTCGGCGGACAGCTCGAACGTCATCACGTCCCCGGAAACCACCATGCCCTTGCTGATCTCGGGATTGGCGTACAGCAGCCAGCCCTGGCGGAAATGCATGCGTGTCACCGGATACTCCGCATCGGGTCGTAGTCGCGGCGCATCTTATTCAGCTTCCAGAGCGCCAGGGTGCCGGAGGTGATCGGGGTGATGTCGGACTCGCTGTCGCGCCGGGACCAGGCCTGGCCGCCGTCGCCGACGTCGCGGGTCTCCGCGGTGGCCACGGCCTGCCAGAGCCCGGGAGCCTGCTCGCGGCCCAGGTGGATCAGCCGCTCCGCGGGGTCCTGCGCGCGGACGGTGCCGACGATCAGGCTGAACGCGGCGGCCTCGTCCGCGGAGCTGGCCCAGGTGACGTCCAGGCCGGCGTTGACCGCGGCGTCGGCCAGCCCGGCGGCGGGACCGTTCTTCGGGATGACGATCGCGGCGGGGCGCCAGGCGCGCTTCAGCTCAGCCAGCCGCGGGATGCACCAGGACATGCCCTCGCGGTGGCAGCCCTGCGGGATCTCGATCACCGGCCTGCCTGTGGTGCGCCGCCCGCCCGGGTGCCGCGGCGGGGACAGCGGCAGCCCGGTGGTGATGGAAGCTTTCATCGCGGCCAGCATCTGGGCGTCCTCAGCGGTCTTCTGGAGCAGGTCCGGGGGGCGGTACCAGGCGGCGGCGATAGTGGCGGACAGCATGTCCGGGTCCACGTCGAGCGCGAACACCACCGGCCGGGTGGCGCCGCCCGGGTCGGCCATGGCGCAGGACTCCCACTGCTCGCGGGACACGACCAGCCAGGCCTCGTCCTCGGTGGGCCAGTCCCCGACGCCCAGCCGCTCCCGGTCGAAGATGTGCGGCGAGGCGGACAGCGTGGCCATCTCGTTGGAGATGTGCTCCAGGCTGATCCGGATGCCGGTCGCCGGGTTGGCCTTGGCCCAGGACCTGGGGTCGTCCCGGTCGTCGTGCCGGCCGCAGACGATATACCGG